CACTAGAGATGTTGAGGCTAGCAGTCGGCGACCCAAGCTATCAGATCAAAACAGAAGAGACTGGAGTCGAGTGGATAAGAGTACCAGCGTATGGTAAGCTTTCTACTAACGAAAACGGACTAGTTTTTGCAAATTGGAACACAAAGTTCTATCGACAGACAGCAGCAGAGTACATGAAGGAGCCAATCCCAGCACCATTTGTAATTTTTGGTGTGACTGCAGAGGGAGTGGCTCCTCTTGTCGCAACTCCAGGCGGTCCAAAGTACCCCCATGAAGTTCAGGCAACCGTACTTAACACTTTAATTAGTGGAACACCACTTTCACAACCCTCTTGGAGTCTATGGGCGGAACTTACCATACTAGTTACAGGAATGATAGCAATTATGATAGTAGCAGGCAGCATTTGGCTCAGCTTACCCATCATTTTATCACTATTAGGAGGAATTGGCTACCTTTCTTGGAGACTTGTAGAGTCTTCCTACCTACTTGACGTTTCGGGCACGCTAGTTATACTGTTTTTATTCTGGAGTATTGTACAATTCCGTAGTTTTATTACACAGTACTTGCTGAGATTACAGATTAAACAACAATTTGGGACCTATGTTAGCCCGGCTCAGGTAGAAGCACTTCAAAAAGACCCATCATTACTGAGATTGGGTGGGTCGACGAAACAACTAACTTTTCTTTTTTCGGATATTCGAGGATTTACCCCGATTTCGGAATTTTACCAGTCAGAGCCTCATAAATTAGTGGAGCTGGTAAATCGTTTTTTAACTAATCAGAGTGACATCATTATGAAGCATGAGGGAACTATTGATAAGTACATGGGGGACTGCATCATGGCCTTTTGGAATGCCCCTCTAGATGTGGAAGACCACGCAAGAAAGGCAACAGCAGCAGCTCTTGAAATGAGAGAGGCTTTGGAGGAGTTAAATAATGTTCTCAGGAATGAAGGAAGCCCTGAAATCCATACAGGAGTCGGAATCAATACAGGACTTTGTGTTGTCGGTAACATGGGTAGTAGTAGTCGTTTCGACTATAGCGTTCTCGGTGATGCTGTTAACCTCGCTGCTCGTTTAGAGAGCAGTTGTAAACAGTACAACACAGATTTAATAATAAGTGCGCATAGCATGGTAGAGGGTTACAACTATGACTTTATCGACGAGGTAACTGTTAAAGGAAAGACTGAACCTGTCAAAATTTATACCATACAAAAATAATGCTTGACAACGACCTAAAATTTTGCTATAATTTAAATTGTGTAGGAATATACACAGAGCTATCTAGGAGATGGTAAATGAATACTGATGAACTGGCGGCAGAGCTAGAAAAACATGAAGCGATATGTGCCGAACGGTGGAAAACGGTATTCAATCAGCTTCAAGGAATAGAACAACGGAGCGCAGGGCGGTTTGATACTGTTGAATCAACAATAACACGAATTGAAACAATACTAATAGGAGCCGCTGGCACTATAATTGTCGGAGGAGCTGGTGTAATTTATACTATGCTTCAAATGCACTAGGAGAAATTATGAAAGTCGAGTACGATAAAAAAGACATTAAGATGTCACCAAAAACAAAAGCAGTTTCTAACAAGAAACGTGACTTTCCAGAAGGCTGGGAGTACTCACTAAAACGTGGGTCTCACTGCTTAAGAAGCCCTGAAGGGGTACAAACAAAATTTGCTTCAAAGGAAGCAGCGATGGAGTTCGCAAATGGATAAAGAAGAAATTACAAAAGAAGTAACTGCAGAAGAGACTGTTGTCGAAAAAAGAGACATCAGGAAAAACTTGTTACTTGCTAGAAAGAAACAGCTTCAACGTAAGAAAAGAGGATACGGTAAATTACCTGGCTCTTTAAGACGATAAGCTAAGCCCTTCGGGGACAGGGGTAATATATGCCATCAGGTAAAGGAACGTACGGGAAGACCAGAGGTCGTCCTAAGAAGAAGAAAGGAAAGAAAAAGCGTAAAGGCATGAAACATCATGGCTGTTAGACGACGCAGAAGAAAGTCTACTGCTAAAAAACGTAACATACCTACTAATAAAAAGTTATACGCAAGAGTAAAAGCAAAGACTAAAAGAAAATTTGCAGTTTACCCTTCAGCGTACGCTAATGCTTACTTAGTACGAGAGTACAAGAAAGCAGGAGGTAGGTACAGACGTGGCTAGTGGTGGTCTTACTAAATGGTTTAAAGAAGATTGGGTAGATATATCTAGACCCAAGAAAGGCGGCGGCTACAAGAAATGCGGTAGAAAGAAAGCCAAGAAGGGACGAAAAGGATACCCTAAGTGTGTACCAGCAGCAAAAGCTGCAAGAATGAGCAAGAGTCAGAAAACGTCAGCGATAAGACGCAAACGTTCAAAAAGACAAGGAGTAGGTGGTAAACCTACTATGGTCAAGACTGTAGTTCGTAGAAGGAGAGCAAGACGTGGCCGTAAAGCGTAAGGGTCGTAAGAAAGATCCAAGAATTAAAAGAGCAGGTGTTAAAGGATTCAATAAGCCTAAAAGAACACCTGGACATAAAACTAAGTCACACATTGTTGTGGCTAAAGTTGGAAGTCGAATCAAAACAATTCGTTTCGGACAGAAAGGAGCTAAGACAGCAGGTAAACCTAAAGCTGGCGAATCTCGTAGAATGAAAATGAAACGCAAGAGTTTTAAAGCAAGGCATCGCAGAAATATTGCGAAAGGTAAAATGTCCGCCGCTTATTGGGCGAACAAAGTTAAATGGTAAAGGAGAATAGCTTATGTTAGCATTTGCACCGGGACAACAGTGTGTTGCACTGCCCACCACGATAGAGACCGCCATTACTTGTGGCGACAGATTGACATATGTACGATTAGTAAACGAATCAGTTAATGTCCAAACTGTACACAATGTAACAAGCGGTGATGCACCTATAGAGATGGGCTCAGTCCGTCTTCAACCAGGTGAAAGTATGATTTTATGGAAAAGGAGACAATTCCATAAACTGTACGCTTCTAGTGCTGAAGTCTATGGAACTGGCGGAATGGTCAGACCTGCAGGATTAGGCCCTAATAATTAGAGGCAAAGAGAAGGGGTAACCTTCTGGGAGATAGAGAATGTTTGAATTGATAAAAATCGTATGGGGACTTATACAAGTTCTCCCTATACTTATCACGGTTTGCTCAGCCATAGTAGCTATGACTGACACACCGATGGACGATAAGTTATGGGCGAAAGCTTATAAGTGGATCGATAGATTTGCACTCAACATTGGTAAGGCAAAAGATAGAAATCCTCTACTTGATTAACTTAAGGAGGCTGTTATGCAAACAGCTGAACAAAAGAGATTAGAAGAGAAATTATCTTTACCACCTATGATATTCGCTATTGAGAAGGCTACAGCGATACTCATATTTAAGCAACGTGAAAAGTTGTATCGCCTTCTTAAAACTAAAGAGTTGACAGCACTACCTCGCGGTCCAGATCGTGAGGCTTTGCTCTTGACAATTATAGGGAGAAAACTATGAATAAACTACTTGCAATTTTACTTTGCACACTTGCATTACCATCATTCGCTGGTGTTAATGGGAATGTCGGAGTATGGAGTGACTACTACTTTAGAGGCGAAAGCCAGACTATGGGTGGAAAAGCATTCCAAGGAAGTTTAGACCTAGACTATAAAGGGATGTACGGTGGCGTATGGGTATCACAAGTTGATATGGCAGAAGCGGACTGGGAATACGATCTTTATGGCGGTTACAGATGGAACCTAAATGATACATGGTATATGGACGGCGGAGTCATTCAATATAGATATGACGACAAAGCTATTGACCACGTAGAAGAATGGTTCGTAAAAGGCGGGAACAATTGGCTTGAATTAGCTATGTGGACTGATATGGACGACAAAGATAAGAACTATAAAGAGGTAACTCTTAAAGCTCCTTTCATCAAAGTCGTAGATATTTCAGTTAGACATGCTATGTTTGACAATGATGATACCTACCAGCAACTTACAGTCTCTAGAGAGATGAAGAACTGGACAGTCGGAATAGAAGTTCTAGACGGAGCCAGACATGGTAAGTTTTTAGACTCAGCTGCATTTTTTATTAGCAAAGCATTCTAATGCTTCGTAAAACGAAAAAAGGCTGGACAATAACAAATACTCCCGGTTTATCCAAGACTAAAAAAGCCGCGAAGCAAAGGCTTCGCGCTTTGGAGTACAACAAGGGAAAGGACGCGAAAAGCGTTAGGAGAAAATAAATGTCGACAAAATTTATAGGGGCAGAAGCCGCAATGGGAACAACTGCTGGAGCATCAAGTAACTTTGAACTAGCACCAGAAGTAAGAGTTGTTAACCTAGGCGCTGCTGAAGCTACAATTACGATACTTAATGGAGCATCAGGTACTAATGTACAAGGTGCATTTACTCTTGAAGCAGGAGCTTCAGAGTATATCTCGAAAGATATGGAAGATAGAATTTACGCCTCAGCCGCAACGGTGAAGGGTGTACCAATTAACACTAGAAGGTAAACATGAAAGAGGTAAACGGAAGGGTTCTCTGGCTACAAGAATCCTTGGTACATGCAGCAACAATTGCAAGTACTTTTGAACTAGTAGCACAAAAAAGGGAACTAACGCCAAAAGAGATTGATATGAAAAATATTACTCTTGCTTTTATGTACCTCTATAACGTTGTTGACGAAGAAGGGCTTATTGCTAATACAGATGACTCCTACTTTGGAAACGAGGTTATACACTAATGTTAGAGATTTCTAGAAAAGACATACTTTCAACAAACTTAATGGAGTTTCAAAGTGAAAATCGCTTTATTAAGTTACCGATAAATGGCTATATGGAGCTGTTAGGTATTACACCTAATTCTACTCAAATGGCCATTATCAATTCAATTAACAATCCGAAGTATCGTTTTGTTACTGCCGCAGTTTCACGTAGGCAAGGTAAAACATACATTGCTAATGTAATTGGTCAATTAGTTACTTTAGTACCGGGCGCTAACGTTCTGTTAATGTCGCCTAACTACTCACTCTCGCAGATATCATTCGATCTTCAAAGAACACTCATTAAACATTTTGAGTTAGAGGTAATTAAAGATAATGCAAAAGATAAAGTTATCGAACTTTCAAACAATTCTACGATACGTATGGGGTCGGTTAATCAAGTGGATTCAGTCGTTGGTAGGTCCTATGACCTCATCATCTTCGACGAAGCCGCACTTGTGGATGGAAGGGACGCTTTCAACGTCGCACTACG